GGCCTTCTGTAATCGCAAATCCCTGCGATCAGCTATCAATCTAGCTCTGGGGTATCGGACATATGTCCTGGTATCCTTTGAGAATTTGGTGGTCCTCAAATGGTTGGAATCCTGAAACTACGTTATCTTGCGGTAACTATAGCTTTACTTTAATATTCGGTCCTACGGCTCGTGGTGAAATTCCACGGTGGCTACCATACCACTTTCTTCAAAAGAAGGTAAGTCCTTATTGAGGGCACGACATATTAGTATCGACTGGACGTTATTAGCGGCCGTCGTTTCGGGTATTGAGACTTCACTCGGTAGCCTCTTCGCTTCTCCATAGCCCGGTGTTATACACCGAAACTAAGAGAGCAAATGCTATATGAGTCGGAGAACTCGATGCAATTAACAATTGTACTTCGTTCCGAAGTACCTGCGGCCCCTCACAAGGGAAACCGAAGTTTAATTGCCTAAGTAAGACACGTTATGAAGGGTCTGCGTCTCTAGTATATCCCTAGACCGAGAGTTTACACTCTGAGGAACAGGACCTAGAGCCGGTGGCGGTCACGCGAAGTGAACAACCAAAACCGGGTTCAAGCACAAACCTTATAACCATTGCTGAAACCTATGAAGAATAGGTAGAGGTGACGGAGGAAACTCCGTAGGCCGGGGCGCAACGACTATGTCCTAACTGCAGATGCATACTAGGGTCATTTGCACATGGCGTAGCCCACCCTTTCCCTTATCGATCACAACATGAAAACATTATTCAGAAACAAAACAGATGCTTTGTTATCCAAATTCCGTATTTCAGGTGGACGATACCTTACAAGAAAGCACATTAATGGTACTCTCGCTGTAAAAAGCGGGAGCCTTATAGTAGGAGCATTCGTTAGAATGCTTCCTATTATAGGGCTGGGCACAACTCAATTTCGATCGATTATAATTTTTAACTTCATTCGTTCTTGTCTCTCCATATATTCATCCCAAGGGGTGAAAGGATTGGTTCTTTGGCTGAAAGCCTTGACCGTGATTACCCAGCAGGCACTAGCCGGTCATAACTTAAATGATATGACTCTAGTGTCCGGTTGTCGTGTAACACGAACGAAGTCAGGGCTCGCACGAGTAATAAATCGCCTTGATCGGTCCCTTATTCGTAAAGGGGATCCGAAACTTATGCGTTT